TTTGATTTAGCTGTATGTGCTATTTCAATGTAAGTGTCTGACATACTATCATCATCTAATTTAATATTATTATCAAGTTTTAAATTAGATGGTGTTGGTGTATTTTTGTTATCTATTTTAAAATAAGGACTATTTGATACAAGTTCGTCTAATTGATCAGGATCTAATACTTGACCTTCTTTAAAGTTTTTAGCTAATTTATGTGGAATAACTAATCTCATAACTGATTGATGATTATCTATTATTTCTTTAGGTGTAGTTAACTTCATTGGATCAATGACATTATTTACTTTGTTAACTTTACGTGTACTTTGTCTAACTAATTTACCATTCCTTAAATAACTACGAACACCTATAGTTGTTAATGCAACACCTCCAAGTAATCCTGCTCCTATCATTAAGTTACGTTTGAGATTGTTGTTCTTAGCTTTACTTTGTTTGAACTCCGCTATATCTGACATTAAATAGATCATGTTGTTATTTAGTATTGTTGTTATCAAGTTGCTTACGTATCTCAGCACGTCGTAACTCTAATTCTTCTTTAACTTTATCACTATCAGTTAGTAGTTTGTTTAAGTGAGCAAGTCTAGTTTTACTTACTTCCTTATTCTTACGCTCAGTTAATGTTGCTTCTTTAATCTCATCTAATAGTGATGCCGTGTTAGGCTCACCTAGAATACTTCTCACTGTAGTTACGCTATCTTTAATTGCTCCTATTATATCTTTGAGATCTCTTGGTTTAAGTAGTGGTAAATCATCATAACCTCCTGTTACGTATGGTTCTAGAAACTCTTCCATTAGTTGATTAGTCTTCTCTAGTATTCTTAGATGTTGTGCATCGAACTTACCGCTTTCTCCCATCAAGTCATCTAGATTAATTTCGGTATTCTTGATGCGTAGTTTACGTTTGAATTGAGTACGTTGTAATAACCATTTGCCACTTTGACTTCTATTTCTTATTGTTTCTAGTTTGCAACCATATTGTTGACATAGTTGTTCATGAGTTGGAAATGTCTTACGTTTAAGTCCAGTACCTGCATCTCTCTCATCTCTACCTTGTACGAACTCTCTTTCAATGATGTCCCAGGGGAATAGTTCATTTGCCATGACGTAATTATGAGTTTTATTATTACCTTAATTCTACATTGTATTAGTGGGGGTAATGGTATATATAGTTGGTATGTAGTTTTGAGTTAGTTGTGTAATGTATGATTTATGTATTTGTTTCACCCAAAATCCCACATTCCTCAACCTCTGAAACCCTTACTGTGTAAGGGTTCTAGCCTTCAAAACTATGTAGTAGAGTATGTAGTAGTCAGTGTATATTGAAGAAGTGGAGGAAACGACCTCACACACTGAACCATGAAAATTAAATAATTCTCATTCTACGGAAAAGCAGGATTATTGTAATACTTGACAACTGTTTAAAGTGCAGTAGTGTGAGTTGATAATAAAAGTATGGTTAATTAATCATCATTATTATTAACAGTGATCACGTTAGGATAACAACCTACTCATAAGAGTAAATTAGTTTTATAACGTTAGTTCTCTATATTAGAACTGATAGTAGGTAACTAGAATTGCTTGGGATAACCAAGATTACAATAACTATTGCCGGGAAACATAGTAATTTAATTACTATGCTGTACTGAATAGTCAAGAGTCTAGTGAGGTAGCTATTGATAATATAGATGGTTTAAATACCCGAACTAATAAGCCCGATGTTAAGTTACTTCTAGCAAGAGTAAATTAGTGGATAACTACTAAGACTTAATATCGGTTGTGTAAGACATAAATAAAAAGTAATGTTTGCAATTATCATAAAGTTGCTAGGTTTGTAAGGGTGACTAGTTCTATGTCACCTGACAAGGATCTATGAAAGCGGTATCACGTTAGGGGCTGGACGTGGATAATATACGCAATATAAATGTATTGACTCAATTTCTTAACGGTTAACTACTGGATGACTCCAGTACTAACTAAGTAAGAAAAAACTATACTTCATTAAATGATGTAACTAAACATGAATTAGATAGATTATTAAATGCGTTTAATCAGTGTGATTTTAATGAATGGTTAAAGTTAATTGATTAAATACCAGTTAAGTAACATTAGTTTGTATTAGTGTTACTTTACTGTTAGTTAATTGATAACTACAGGTTGCTAACTTCATTCAATAGGGTAGAATATCATGCAATTACAAAATCAAGTATACGCTTTATCTAACGCTAGTAACTTCGGTGTAAGTTACTCATGTTTCGGTGGTAAAAAGGGTAATGTTCCTATCGTATATACACTAGAAGTAGTTAACGGTAAAATTAACATCTTTTTTCACTCAACAGTGCCAGTTAAGAATGAAATAACTGGTAAAACTGATAACATTCATAACAAAACTCCAATGGGTGAGATTAAAGCTGTACCTGGTAGTCTGTACATCCAATTAAATGAAGACTTGTTGCCAAATAAACTTGTATTTGACGAAAACAAATTTCACTGGGAAGTGTTAGTATCACTAGCGCTACCATACTGGATTAATAAAGCTAGTGATTTAGTTGAAAATAACAGGATCGCGCCAGTATGGTTAATAATAGCTAAATTAATCAAGTTAACTAGCTATGATGTAATGACTGATTTACTAGATATCTATGATGTAAGCACGGTTAAAGCGTTTACCGCTAATCAGTGGTGGGATGTACTAGATATATGCGCTAGGGAAGTGCCTAGTATACCGCAGTTTAAGAATGCTCTAAAGGGAAAACCAGTTACATTAAATCCAGTTGATCCGCATATAGAACCAACTGCATAAAACAAGCGTAGCAATAGATGATCAATAATGCGGATCTAGTTAATAAATAAGATTAGATCCGCATAGTTGGTTATTCATTAATACAGGAATACAGCATTATGAACTTTAGAGAATTAAGTTATAGAGAGATACAACATGAGTGTAAATTACGTAACTTACCAGCTAAGGGTAAAGTTATAGAACTTATTGCAGCACTTGAGAACTATGAGTTAAGTAAGAAAAATAGTGATGATTACACTGATTTAATTATTAATGGTACTTCAGCATTACAAAATCAGTTTATAGATGATAGCGCGGATCTTGATGACGGTTATTTATCATCATTTGATATATTTGGGATAGATGTATCAAGTGAACCTGTTATTAATGAAGTTACAGGTGTTACTGTAACAGAGATTAAAGTAACTCAACCTATTAATAAAGTAGTTGCACAACCTGTCACAAGTCAAGTTAACAATACTAACGTTAGTAATACTCAAGTTACTAATAAAGTTTTATCCTATGAACAACTAGATAGTTTCTATAACAAAGGGTTTATCTGTTTAAACAATAACTCTCACATAACGGGTATAGATGCCCGCATTATCCTATCTAAGTTATGGGTTAATTATCCCATTATTCAAAGTTACTTAACGGATTATGAAGATCATACTTCTATCCTTAAAGTGCAATTTGGGTTAAGTAAAGAAATAACGGAAGTCAAGAAGATCATTAAAAAAGGTCGTAACTTAGTACCTGCTACTGTGGAAACTGGTAAACCAAAAGTTAGAACAATCTATGTAGCTAATGATCGTGGTAACGATCTCGGATTACCAAGTGAGAAAAGATCCGCCTATAAAAGCGGTTTAAAAAATGGGGTAATTGATCATAACGTAGCTACTAGTATTTACATAGATAATAAGTTGTTGTATTCTGCTAGTGGTAGTGTGACTAAATTACAAAGTCAAGCATATACTAAAACAGGACGTAGTAAAGAACATAAAGTTGATAGCGGTTATATTGGTAAGTCACGTAACACTAAGAATAAGAGGAATACAGGTGTTAAGTTAACCTCTAGTGTACAACAAGGTATTAACACTAACTTAATGGGTAATTTGTTTAAGTTAGCCGGATATGAACATAAAATGCAAGTAGAAATTGCATCTAATGGTACATTGTACTTAAATCAATACATTAGAACTGAGAAAATACAATCTAGCATAGGTAAAATTGGTGAGTTAGATTCTAGTGGACGCTATCAAATTGAATATGCAAATAACTATAAACTAGCTAGTAACGCAGTAGTAGATCGTCATATCCAGATGATCATAGGTAAGGCTATAAAGCATGATACTAACTTCTTAAAAACACAATCTACTATACAAGAACCTACTCAACAGTTAAGCCGTCGTGCTAAAAAAGCGATTAAGAAACAACAATCTAATACACTAGTTATCAATAGCGATACTAACTTAGTATCATTAGTCAAGAAATAATCTCACCTGTAAGAAAAAGAGAACTAAACTAACCGCCGAACTACTCATGTAACAAATGATACCAGTAACTAGAGCCGCCCCTAACAAGGTGGCTTTTTTGTTGCGTAGTTGTAATGGATTATCTTTTTTTTTTCTTACGGGAATTTTTTTCACGTCTTTTGATTTATTAAGACGTTAAAGATAATAATGTCTAGTTAAACATCCAATTAATTACAGGAACTTGGAATTATGACATTACAAGAGTTAGTACAATATAAACGTGCTGCACTTGAGTTAAAACAATCGGAATATTTAGCTCAATCTCGAACTTTGTTTATAGAGCAATTAGTTAAGTTATTAGGAATAGACTTAGTTGAGTCTATGGACTTAACAATTAAATCCCGTTATAAATGTCTAGTATTTGTTGACATTGAGAACGTTCAAGCAACATTTAATTATGGTACTACTAAGTTTCTCATTCAATTAGAGAATGACTACTTCAATATATACAAATGGAATGGTACATCTGACATAACTCATGATGAAACCTGGAAGTTAACTGGTGATATTAGAAGTAGTTTAGTTAACTATTTAGCTAACATTAAACCATTTCATAACAACGAAATTTAACTCAACTTATTCTAACTTAAGGAACTTATGAACGACTTAATCAGCTTTATTAAAACCGACTCTACTCCAACAGTAGTTCAGTTAGCGTGCATTATCTTAGCTTATTATGCTGGATATAAGTATACGCTAGTTACAAGACAGAGTTCTAACTGGTACTTCACATTCATTGCAATGTTTAGTTACGCTATCGGTACATTAGTTAAAGCATGGTTCGCCATCGTGGTTAACTAGTTATTCAGTTAAGTAAGATTAGCGCAAGTTAGTCTTACTTTGCTGGTTAATTATTACCAGATAAACATCCACTTAGAGGACATTAATATCATGAAATACATTAGAACTGCAACTCAACTTCTAACAACTGCTGCTAAATTAGATGACGTTATCGATATCAAAGATAGCTTCTCTAAATATTTGCTTTCTAATAAATATTTATTAGATAAACTCATTCCCACTAAACGGGAATTAGAAAACGATAGGTTAGTGCTGTATAAGAATATAGTAGAGAATAATGGTACTGTTACTTACTATGATACTGAAAATCATAGTATCGAAAATAGACCTCTCTCCTGCTTAGATCTAACTTACACTGAAGAAAATATACTATTTTACGGTTGGGATGTATTTCCCAGTTACGATTACATAGAATTTATGGTTATCAATAAATATGACGATTATAGGGGAGAAGCGTATAATCTTTTAACTTTTGATATTTCATTCTCTGAATGGTGTAAGGGTCTTGAATTTGTTGTTTCTAATAGACATTTAGATAATCCTGAAATTATTTGGATGTTAAATGTACCTAAATGGTTGGAGAAACCATTAGATGAGAATATTAATAGAAACACTAATAAGAATGAGTTACTTTTGCTAATTGATAACTTAGCACATGAATTTAACTTGGGTAATCTTAACCAAGATGACGTTCTAAATGTCATTGAGTTAATTTATCCAAATAAAATAAGTGATGTTATTAACTTCATAGAATCAATAGCATCATTAACTGTTGATTATTCCCTATTTTCTTACCTAATACCTATCATTATGGATAGAAGTAAGAAAAAAGTAAGGGAAGTTAAATTTAACTTGTTAAATAGTCGTCCATATTGGTGTGATGACCATATATGGAAGTTATTTAATGATAGTAAGTGTTATAAAGGTGCTGAAATATTGCACAAAATCAAAGATGAGTTAGTTAAGCAGTATGATACTGCTCATTATTTTTATGTGTGTATGGCTCGTGATGCTGTACCACTATATAACTTGTTATTTAGCATGAATTACGATTCAATGTTAGGTGTATTTAGCCGTAGTCAGATAGGTGACGACGCTAGTGTTGAGTTATTAAAGAATGAAATAGCATTAGCTAGTGAATTAACTGGTAAATTACCTGTACTTGTAGATGTACAAGGTAGAGGTACTATTTACGATTATCTACGTGAACAAGGATTAAATTACGAAATGATATTTGGAGTATCTAGTAATCCCGATAATTGTAGATATCCACTACTAATAGATGATGAATCTATTGGTAATCGTGCCATTAAATATATTGAAAAATTACCTCAATCCAATGGACGTGCTGAAGGCGTGTATCAAGTTAATAGATGCCAGAAAACTTATCTTGATACATTAATAGCATGGGGATCTCGAGATCCCAATGTTATGGGTGAAGATATGAAGGATTGGGAAATCCTTCAATTCCGTGGTCTATTTATGGAAACAATGGGCATATCCCATGTTCATGCTGGGATGATAGGTGCTGATTGTCAGCAACGTATGTGGGGAATACTGAAATCTCGCATTAATGTTTCCATTCAATTGGGAATCAAATGTAAGGATCAACATATAGACTTGATCCGCGCGACTAGATTTAAGTCGCAACATGAAGTTGGGCATTCTGGAGGTATGAACGATCCAGAAACTCGCTTACGTGATGAAATCTCCCATTTTGGCAATACAGGTATCCGCACAATATTTGGTATTGTAAGTGATGATCGCCATAATGGTAAACAATATGGTAGTAATTTCTGTTTAGTTAATACTAAACAATTACTACCATACATAACAATTACAAATAGAGATAGTTTGTGGGAAAGTGGAGAAAGTCATTTTCCAGTAACTAAATTAAACAAATTACCAGATTGTATGAGTGTTTATCGAGAAGTTCAATACAATACTTTAGTAACATGGGATAGTGTGCTGGAGGTTATACCATGTTAACTAAACAAGCATTACTATATAATCTGAATAAGAGACATATTCTCTTATATAGGTTATTTCTAAATGGATATATTACTAATCCACTATTAATTAAATATTTAACTCGTTTTAATAGACGAGTTAACTGGAATGTTGACTACACTTATTTACTTAAGTGGGAAAACCGTTTAAGTAAAATAGAAGATAGCGTTTGACTTTCAGTTACAGGTAACTAGTAATCCATTAGTTACCTGTTGCTGGTAGTTAATACACTATCAGAACTTTCATCAAGTAAGAAAAAAGGAACAATTATGTCTAATATCACATACAAGTTTGGAGATCAAGTTCAAACAGGTGATTTCTTTCAATATGAAGTAATCGAAGATAAAGGTGACACTGTAGTAGTAACACCTGCTTACGGTCATAATGTTCAATGGGGTGAAAAAGGTGGTGAAAAGTATGAGTACAAAAAAGAAGATTTAATTCCAGTTATTCATTAAATATCAGTTACGGGTAATTAATTTAATTTAGTTACTCGTTACTGCTAGTTAATTGCTAGTAGATAATACAAAGATAGGAGACAAAATGAGAATATTTAATTTATTGGGTGTAGTAGCAATCCTTGCTATTTCCCTTACTGTTTCATATGTTGCTCCGACAATCGCACGTCATGAAGATGACTTTACAGACTATTTATTGGTTTTAGTAGGAGTCTATGCTATTTCAATAATAACAATCGCACTCTGCTTGTTCAACTTACCTAACTAACGTAACTTAGTACAAAATAATTGATAGTTAATTAAGTAAATTAAGTTCTAGTAGCTTAATTTACTTTGTTTGTTATCAATTCAGATAGCAATTTATTTAAGGAATGAGATTATGACCATTATCAACTTAACACCACATGACTTCGATGTATACGCGGAATCTAGCTTTGTTAATCTAGAAAGAGTTAACGCTACAACACTTATTGCTGATAGTGTAGAAGGTAACGCAATATTAAGTTTACCTTCAGTTGGTAGCATCAGAATTAACACAACTACAGTTGAAGGTGAACCTATTAACGGTATTCCAACTGTAGTTACTAAATATGGTGATGCAGTTGGTATTCCAGAAGGTGTTCAACCTGAAGATGTATTAGTTGTATCATTGCAAGCATTATCTATGGCAGTCGCATCTAAGCATCCACTAGCTAGTCAAATGACATCCCCTTATAAAGTAGTTAGATTACGGTCTAACACTTCTATTGTACTAGGTGCAATGGGATTAAGTTTCCAGTAAGCGGCACTAGACACTTGTATCAAATAACACTAAGTAACTAGTTCGCGCTAGTTACTTATTTTTTTATTAACTTTTTTTTTAATTTATGAACGACAAACAACGCAAATCTCAAGTTCGCGGTAAACTCAACCCAGATCCAGTTAAATTCACAACTACTAAGTTGCAACCACCAAGAGGGTTCGGCACTAAAGCAGCTTCCATTTGATAGCAGCTATATTGGTAATTAAATGTTGCCAAGTCATAATATAGGAGATTAAAGATGACAGACTTTATTTATGTTCCAAGAGGTTCTGACACACAAGCAGCAGTTGGAGGCTTCATACTTGATGAAGTAGCAGGATACAAATACACACCGCTGGGTAATAAACTTACCTCGGGAAGTGACCCATCACGCTTGGTAGTGGTTCTAAAGCCTACAGGTGAGAACAAAGAAGTATTATACTTCTTTGGTAAGGTGGCTGACAATCTTCTTTCTCAAATTGAGGATAGGATAACTAGTCTGGAGGATTAGACAGCGGGGACATCAAGCCCCTCTCTCTCTTTTAAGTGAATGAGTTATACAGATGATGGAAGAAAAAACTTGTAAAGATTGTAAATGGAAAGTTGATTTATTTAGTAACGGAAACGTCGTATCCTCATATACGATAGATACAAGTGAGATAGATCAAGCTGCTAATGATAAGTTAGTAGAACGACTGTTAGTTGAATATGCTAATAAACCTAAATCTAATGTTGAGGTGAAAATTAGTTAGTCAATTAAGTGAGTTAAGTACCTTTATTTAACTCACTTTGTTGGTCAATTAGTTGATCATGTTAACCTACTGGAGAATACTATGTCTGATTTACAACATGAATTAGATGTTATTAACAAGAAAGTTAAGAAATGTAAGAAGAAATTGAAGAGATCTGAATTAGCACAACAGTTAAAGCAACTTAAACAAGAAAGATCGTTGTTGAAAATCCGTGTGAATGAATTAGAAGATGTTGAACGTAAGAAACAACATGAATTAGATAAACAGACGTTAATTGATTTAGGATTTGAGCTTAGGGGCGATTATGAAGTTATTTTAGTTGATGGTCATTGTCCACAACTATATCAGTACGCAATTGTTCATAAAAATGTGCCGCAATTTGAATCAATTACTGTTAATCGTCAGACTAAAATTAAAGTTTTAGTTTTAGGTCTTAATAGCAAAGGGATTTGGTATGATGCTATTAGTAAATGGAATCGTTTAAGTAGTGAAGAACAACAAAAATTCATGAACAAAGATTTGGCATTAGAAGATTTAGGTAATGATATTCAACTGGACATGATGTTAATCCCCGGTGGCACTTTTATCATGGGTTCACCAAAAGAAGAGGAAAATAGCATGGATAGTGAACGTCCACAACATGAAGTTACAATAGAACCCTTCTTTATGGGTAAATATCAAGTCACCCAAGCACAATGGCGATTTGTGGCACAGTTACCCCAAGTGAACCGTGAGTTAGAGCAAGATCCGTCTCATTTTAAAGGTGATAATCGTCCCGTTGAGCAAGTTTCTTGGGAAGATGCGGTTGAGTTTTGCGATCGCCTTTCACAATATACAGGTAGAACCTACCGTCTCCCCAGTGAAGCAGAATGGGAATATGCCTGTCGTGCTGGTTCTGCAAAACCTTTTGCTTTTGGTGATACAATCACCACAAATGAGGTAAACTATGATGGTAACTACACCTATGGTAATGCCCCCAAGGGAGAATATCGAGGAAGAACAACTCCAGTAGGAACTTTTCAGCCCAACGCCTTTGGTTTATATGATATGCACGGCAATGTATGGGAGTGGTGTCAAGATAGTTGGCATAGTAACTATAAAGGTGCGCCAACAGATGGTAGCGCATGGCTAGATAATGAAGAGAGTAGTAATAGAAAGCTGCTTCGTGGCGGTTCTTGGCTCAACGATGCTAGGCTCTGTCGGTCTGCGGCTCGCGGTAGGTTTTCGCGCGACTTTCGTTGCAGCCACTGCGGTTTTCGGGTTGTATGTAGTGCTATGTGCAGTAAATTGAAATAATTTATCTTGACATGGTAAGAAAATAAGTTAAACATCACAGGAATTAAGATAATGAAAAAAGTAACTAAGTATCAATCCAGAGATGGTAAGTTATTTGACACTCCTGAAGAATGTCAAGCTCATGAAAATAAGTTAATAGATCAACGACGTAGCGCGGTATATGATATTGCTGTCGAATTATATGAGGAAATGTTACTAGAACAAAAACCTTCAGTATTAAGTTGTTTGAATAATTTAGTTGTAAATTTATTAAAAACTAAGTTATGATATTACTAGCTAATATCGAAAGATCCCTTGATACTGCGTCACGTAGTTTACGGTATTGGCTGGTATGCGGAGTATGAGTTTAAGGGGTTTACTCATTCCGTAGGCACTGGGTCTTATCAAGACACCTCAGAACACCAGTAGTCTACACCGTGATCAGGGTGAAAGTCCTGGCTCTAGAGCTAAAACATAAAGAAGGTCACTATCACGGTTGCACAATGTTCGGACATCTAGAGATACCAGGTAATGTCCCGACAAGTCAAGTGACACCACCTAGCAATAGTTAGGATCAATGGTAAGTAATTAGTTGCACTGAGTTAACAACAAGTCGCAACGTTAAAAAGACTACTAGTAGTAGTAATGTTAGGTATTTAGGATAGATCTATCTAAATTTCCTAGAACAGTGTAAGGGGCGAGTTAGTGAAGTATCTTAGTATACTAAGTATCTTAATTAGAGAGATATTTAGTTAAGTAAGAAACAACTAGCTCAATTAATAGTTGCTTTAGTTCCTGTAACTTGTCCATTATAAGTCATTTAAGTTTGCAGGATTTAGTGATAACTATTCATTGTTAATTAAGTTAGTTTAGAGTTAACACAATTAGGAGACTTAGAGTTATGCAATTTAATGAATTTAAAGTATTGTTTCAAAGTAACTTCAATAAACTCATTGAAGGACAAGTTCGGTTATATGTAACTGATGTTAATAAGAATGAGTTATGGGATGCTTATTTAAATGCGTTTCCTGATGATGAACGTCAAGGATTTAACTGTAACTGTTGTAGACAGTTTATTAAACAGTATGGTAATGTAGTTGCCATTAAAGATGGTGAAGTTAAGTCAATGTGGGATTTCACTGTAGATGACGTTATGTATGCAGGAGTTATAGCTGCATTAGATAAGTTAGTTAGTGAATCTAACATAACTAATGTATTCATAACTAAACAATCTAAGTTAGGTACAGATCGTAGTTTAACTATTGATGTAGAATGGCAACATCTCTATTATGAGTTACCTAGTACATTAGTAACTCAATCTTTTTTAACTGAAAATACCTTGATGTCTGATAAACGTAGTAAGAAGGAAACATTTAAACGAGCATTAAATGAACTATCAATTGATTCAACTGAAACAGTGCTTGAGTTAATTGCACAAAATCAGTTATATAGAGGTGAATCAAATAAAACTAGTTTAATTGAATTACTTAAACATCAACAAGAATACAAGGATACTATTAATAAGGATAACTATTGTTGGATTAACTCTAGTTCGTTTATTGCAGGTATTAGAAACACTTCAATAGGTAGTTTATTAATTGATTTATCTAATAGTGTTGATATTAATGTTGCAGTTAGAAAATATGAAGCTATGGTAGCTCCATCTAACTACATGAGAACTAATCAAGTTATCTCTACTAAGAAACAAGTAGAGGAAGCTAATCAACTTGTAATTGAACTAGGTTTAGAATCTGCATTAAATAGGAGATTTGCAAATGAAGCTGATATTAACGTTAATGATGCTCTGTTTATTAATCGCTCTCAGAAACTCAATACTAATGTATTTGATAGCATATTAGATGAAGTTCCTGTTAATCCTAAGTCATTAGTTAAGTTAGATGAAGTTAACATAGATGAGTTTATTAATGATGTGTTACCTGGTGCTACTAATGTTGAGTTACTACTTGAATCGCGCCATAGTGGTAATTTAGTTAGTTTAGTAACTGCTGTAGATAGTGCAGCACCTACATTATTTAAGTGGGATAACTCATTTAGCTGGGTTTACAATGGCGGTAATGCTGATAGTATGCGTGAGAGAGTTAAAGCAGCAGGTGGACGTGTAGATAATGTAGTTAGTAGGTTTAGTATTCAATGGAATGATAATGATAATAACATTATTGATTTCGATGCTCATTGTAGAGAACCTCTTTATTGTGAGATTGCATACAATAATAAAGTTAGTAGAAATACTGGTGGCTCGTTGGACGTTGATATACGCGTTCCTAGAGGAGTTGCAGTAGAGAACATAGTTCACATAGATCGCCGCCGAATGCTGGATGGTGAATACACATACTTTGTTCATAACTATTCATCTCGTACATCTAATGGCGGATTTACTGCTGAATTAGAAATAGATGGTACTCTTTTTTCTTACGCATATAATAAGAATCTTCGAGGTGGAGAGACAATACCTGTAGTTACTGTTAAATTCGACAAATTAAAAGGATTTACTATTGTTAAATCACTTGATAGTAGCGGTTCTAGTGTGTCATCTAAGGAGATATGGGGTATTAAGACTAATTTATTCCATAAGGTCAATCTAGTTAGTTTATCTCCTAATCATTGGACAACTGCTATCGGTGAAAAACACTATCTCTTTATGTTAGAAGGATGTGTTAATTCAGATAATCCTCGATCTATCTTTAATGAGTATCTTAAGTCTGAATTAGTTCAGCATAGTCGTAAGGTATTTGATGTACTTGGTGATAAGTTAAAGACACCATCTTGCAGTAACCAATTATCTGGAGTTGGATTTAATTCAACATTACGTAATAACTTTGTAGTTAGAGTTAATGGTAATAGAACTATGAGAGTTAAGGTATAACAGTTCCTGTGGTTCACACTCATCCAGTAAAAGTGTATTAATCAATCAATTAGGAGAATCTCATGACTGCAACATTAATCGAAAAGTCTGTTCGTTTAGCATTACGTTACTCTGTTAACGGTAAATTAATATCTACTGAAGACTTATATAACTGTAAGTTACCTGACTTAGATGTAGCTTATAAGGAACTTAATCGTCAATTGCGCGAACAAGTTGAAGATGGTTTAAGTGATGTTAAATCTCAGTTAACTGAACAACTTGAATTACGTCGTGAAGTAATTAAGTATGTTTACGCTACTCTCACATTTGAAGCTGTTGAACGTGAAACAACTAGAGTTAAATTAGCTAATAAGGTTCAACTGAAGCGACAGTTATTAGAAGCAATACATGAAGATGACCTTAAACAACTTAAAGAATTAAGTAAGGAAGAGAAGATTAAAATGCTGGAACAACTAGGATAGGATAACTAACTGTAGTTAAGTAATTTAACTACAGTTCAACTAAGTTTATGTACACACTACACAATGAGGATGCACGTCTTCTTCTAACTAAACTTAACAAGGAATCATATGATGAGTTTCTCTTCTCATGTGATGATGACGATGATGTAATTATGGAGGAATTAGAATGAGTAAATTAGGACAAATCATCGTAAACATTTTAGAAACTAAAGCTGAAGTTAAAGAGTTAGACGTAACTAGAGAAAAGAAAGAAGCTGAACTTAGTTCTTTAACAAGTGAACTTAAATCTGCATTAACTGATATTCCACTTGAATCTGATTATTATTATGTTAAGCTTGATGATCAACTTATAATACTCGCAAGTAATGGTGTAATTGTTGATGTAACTACTGTTATATACGCAGAATAATGAGTTTAGATGTTTGGTTAACGATAGATGAACCAGTTGTAGTTGTATCTGATGAAGTAACTACTACTGAAGTGTTTACTGCTAACATAACTCACAATCTAAATACAATGGCTGAATTAGCTGGATTGTATGAGTGTTTATGGCATCCAGAAGTAACTAATGCTAGTGAGTTAATTAAACCTCTAGCTGAAGGGTTGATTGAATTAATTAGTGATCCTGATAAATACAGGAAGTTAAATCCCGCTAACGGTTGGGGTAAATATGAGGATTTAGTAAAGTTCGTAAGTAGTTATCTTAGTGCTTGTGTTATATATCCAGATAGTAGGATTAATGTTAGCGTATGAACCACAAGACATTCAAATTGTAAGAAAAAGAGTAAGTTGATGAACAC